TTTTTTTTTTTTTTTTTGTTTGTTTACGGACGACATTTTGGGCAGAAACGCACCACAAGCTTTACTTACTGACGATACTGCCTACTACGTGCTCATCGTGCCACTACTTATTGGTTAGGTCAAAGCTCTAAGCAATTAGAAGAATGGTGTTTCCTCCTAATCACAACTTATTTTCCCTCCAAATCAGTGTGGTCGTGTGATACATACGGATTGCAGCCCCAATCTCTTCGGTTTGTGTGTGCTCCCTTGGTACTTGCTAAAATATGTATTAATCCAAGGGTATCAACTGTGAGAGTTTAAATTACTGCTAACTCACAAAGCAGGGTTATATTGTTAATTTTCCTTTTCTTCTATGTCAAAGGTCACCTCATCATTCAGGGCACATCACCCAGTTGTCTTATGACTGGATTGATGATCTAGAAATTGATGAAGCTCCAACTTGCTCCATAGGATTGTGCACTCTGCATTTAAGGGGCTTGTGACCCTCACCCTGTACAACCCCATACGGCTAAACCGTTATAGATGGGGATTTCCTCTCAATCATAGATATGAGATGCTTAACTTAGGCAGGTGGCTGCATTACACAACCGACTTACATGGTACATCACTAAACAGGAGCCTATTTATTCCCGTAGTTCAACCCGTTAGGATGAGGAATAGTGTTTACCAAAGCGATTGGTGTGTGCACAATAGATTTATTTGTATTCGTTCTCACGAGTCTATACTAAACTAAGCCCCTAAAGATTGGGGACCTGAAGTATCCACATCAAACAATAATTGTGGCAGTACATTGGGATAGCAATCTCCCAATTTCATTTGAGCAACATTCTTCTCAAATGCACGTTGGATTCCATAATCCCAATGATATATAGAATCCAATGTGACCATAACTTCAGGTGTTGATTCATAAACCTTCTTCACTTTCATCACATGGTCTTCAAACTTCTTTTCGAAGTGAGCAACATGACCCTGTGTGAGTTTAAGAATTTGATCAACCACAGCCTTAATTGGCGGAATATGATTAGTGAGCCGCTGCAAACCAATTGCCACGCCTCTCATCATACTCTCTCGAGTTACATGCTTTGGGGGATTCACAATGTAACCAAACTTGGCCAAAACTTTTCCAGGTTTAGGCCCAAAAATGTAGTTCCCGTCAACCACATATAAACGATTGGAGCAAAACTCAAGCTCATGAAGGCTGGCCCGATAAATGGCTTCACTATCGAAACCCAGAGCTGCCATGCCTTCCTTCCAATTGAACTTGATTCTCTCAATATGCCTCAGAGCATTGTCATCACCTTGAACCAACATTTTCAACGTTTTCTGGGAGCGTGAAACATCACTCTTAGTCCAGAAACAATACAAATATTCATGAGAAAGAGCATTGATGATTGAATTCATCAAAGAAGTGTATGGGTCTCCGCTCTTACGCGTCCCTTTACACTTATATCTCCAACCATGCATGGTCATACCATGTGTATTAATGTTAGCTGTCATCAAATCTAGAACTGCACGTGGTGCTCCAAATTTTTTAACAAGCCAGACCTCGTATCTGCACCAATTCTCACGAATTGAGCAGTCAAATTTACCGAGATCATCTTCAAGTATGAAACCTTCAGCGTTTGAAATAAATTCAGCTGCATCTTCTGCAGAAACACCGGAGGTAAACACTTTGTTTGACTTTTTCACATTCCATCTACGCTTTAAAACATCTTGAACCGCCATAATGAAGGGACCAACCAACACTATGAATTCAGGCTGTGCACCCTGAATCAACCTTGGAGCTTTATCTTTTTCTCCAACAGGTGTACGATACAAATTGTTCTCAACTTTTATAAAAGATGAACGAATGGTCCACTGATATAATAGATCTGGTGAAAGAACTGAGTTCTCATCATACCCCTCAGAGTCCAATCTCTGCTTTGTTGCTTGGAGTATGCGTTTAACACTAGGCGAAGCGTTGGATCTTTCAATATACTCAGACCATCTTACGCTTTTAATACCTTTCATCGCTGGAAATAATTTGGGATGATTTCTCTTACACCAGCGTAGACACGCGGGTAGAGAAATAATGCTATCATCCATCATTTGACATAAGGGCTCATGTTTCTTGCCCTTACACAG